CTCAAATGAAAGTTATGCAAGTAGAATAAAAGAATTAATTTAATGAGTGAAATTATAGAAATATAGTCATTTTTAAACCCTGTCTAAAGGTGAAAAAAGACAGGGTATTGATTAGGAAATATAAATTAAGGTTTGCCGTCTTCAAATACATCATACTTGATTGTTAAAGTAGGACTTTGAATACTTGCATTTGCACCACTCTCTAAACTACCAAGATTAGCATTTTCAAAGATACAGCCATAAAGAGCAATACGCCATGAATCATTATCCTCACTGTCTAACATTACTAATTCAAAACTAGCTTCTGTATTAATCTTTTTATTACCCTTACCAGTTCTAGTAGCACCGCACGCTTCACGCCATTGTCTAATAAATTCTTTTATTGTACCGTCAGTGTCTTCAACAAAGTTCAATGTTAAAGTTTCAGTATATTTGACTATACCACTCGAAAAATGAACAGTTTGACCTCTAACAACAACACTAGCAGTTAATATACTAGCTGTTGGTATATCGGACGTTGTACACTTCCAATTAATAGCCTCAGGGTCAGGATAAGTACCCGTACTAGGTAACTTAAGTATATTTAATTTCCAGTTATGTAAGAATTGCGGATCATTTAAAGTTCTTACATCATCATAACTTGGTTTAGTTCCCATTTGAATTACTCCTTTATAATTGCTCTAATGATACTTTAATACTATCGTTTGCTTTGACTATCACTAAACTTAACTCGATAAATTCTTGCACTTGTGTTGGCTTAATAGCTAACACATACTTTGATTTATAGTTAGTAACATCTGTTGTAGTTGTAGCGTCAACCATTTCAAACTCAGTTATACCCTTATTTGATTGAATACCTCTCATATATTGCTTAATATTCAAGATCACAGCACGTCTATCATCAGGCGTATTAAAATCAAAGGTTATGTTATCCAAAAAGTCTTGTAATGCAGGTGTTAAAACGACTATTAAAAGCATTACATTAAACCTATCTAAGCTTGACGGTCTTTTTTGACGGTTTTTATTACCCCAAATAGCTAAGCCTTTTGTTTTATGAAATCTAATACAGTTAATACCTTTATCATAAAGAGTATCACGTTGACCTTCGTTAAATTTTCTAAGCGGTTTTTGAGCGGATATTCCTGCACGTTTCCAACCCGCTGGAGCGTACCATATCTCATAATTAAACGCAGTAAATGCAACAACACCAGCCACGAAACCGTCAGGACTTACATAAATATCTCTATTATTGAACTTGTCTTTAATTTCTTGATGTGAAGTATAAAGTGTGAAATACTTTGCTACCGAATCAGGCATTAAAGGCGTTAAACTGTCTGCATAAGCTACAATATCAGTCATATAACTAGCTGTTAATTCCGCACTTATTGGAACGCTACCAATACCTATACAATCTTGACGTGTTGCACATAAATCAGCTATTGCACCGTGAAAACTTGGAGTTGCCCAACCACCGTCCATAAATAAAGTCATTAAAACACTGTCTTTATCTCTAAAAACGTCTAATGCTGTTATCATGTCTGCATCTGTTACTATGTCACCGTTAGTTCCACCGTTAAAGCTTAATGTTTCGTTTAAACCTGTAAATGTAGGTAATACTGTATCTGCTATTAAATCATTATTTATTGCTCTAATATATTTACTTGCTTTTAAAGCATCTTCAACAAATAGTTGTTTGTTATATCCATCAACCTTGATTTTTCTTGAACATAAAAACTCTTCGCCTGATATTGGTACATTAATATTTTCAGGTCTATAAACTCTTACATAAAAACTATCAGTTTCTTTATCTGAATTATCAGTTATCTTAATGACAACATCATTACTTGACCATATACCCTGATTACTTGGATAAATCAAAATAGCTTCATTATCATTAAAAATATATGATGTAGGATCGGCTAAACCTGCTTGTTGAGTAAATGTTAATGTATGAGTACCCACACCGCCAGTAAATGTTAAAGATGATGTATCAGCTAAAGCGTTAGCCTTAGTTGTATAAAGTTTGATGTTAGGACTTGTACCTTTTCTAACAAAATAGCTATTACCTGATACTAAACCTGCCATAGCAGTTCCACCACTTGAAACAGTGTAAACAACTACATCACCAGTTATTAACTTTGTAAACAATGCAGTGTTGGATAAAACAGCTTCATTACTTGAATCTGTAAAATCACTTTTTGTTTTAGTAATTGTTAATGCGGTACTTACAAGGGTTAACGATTGAGTACCAGTACCACCTGTTATTACTATGGAATTTACTTCATTTATTGAATCTGTTTGTGATACATGTAGTTTAACATTTGGACTTGTACTTTTACTCACATAATAGGTATTACCGCTAACTAAACCAGTAACAGCAGTGCCACCAGTTGAAACTGTATATTTAACCGCCTGTCCATTAGGAATATTAAACAATGCTGTATTTGACAAAACAGCTTCACCAGTAGTTATTGTGAATGTACTTACGGTATCTTTTGCCACTCTTAAACCACCATATACAGCATTTTTAATTACTCTATGTACATTTAAGCTTTGTGATCTTAAAAGATAAGTTAAAGCACTAAAATAAGCTAAAGAATAACCTATCTCAACACGTCCACGTGGACTAAACGCCTCTAAAAAGCTTGACTCATCATTAACCTCAATAGGTTCATCACCAACAACACCGAATGGAGCATTAGGAATTAAAATACTTGCTCTAACACCTGCAAAAGATGGAATACTAGTACTTAAATCTATTATGTTTACAATCGCTTTAGGGCTTCCCATTTATTTAACCTCCTGTAATCTAACACCATCATCAAAGGTTGTTACTTCCGAACGATAACAACTTAAATCTTTGCTTCTTGAAGACAAAACAACTATTTCATTATTTACTGTAATATTTCTAGGATAATCCTTAGTATTAATTATCAGTACCTTAAAATCTTGTTCTTGAACTTTAGCAGGTTCGACTTCTTTATTCTCTTTTGCCATACTAACCTCTTTACTTTAAAATAACTATTTGTAAATCTGCTATTGCTTGATCTAAACTTCTTACAATATCAAGATTAATCTCTTTAACTCCTTTTATTATGCCGTCTTGTTTAGGTATTACATAATTAAAAATACAGTCGGTTTGGAGTTTAACCAACGTTCCAAAATTCTCTCTAGGGTCTTTTATAATGCTTGTATGTTGATGTTGGCTAACTAACTGTTTTAATGGTTGCGTAAGGCTTAAAGTAGGATATATTATTTCTAATGGAAAATTAAAAGGAACATCTAAAAATATATTTTCCTCGAAGTCCTCTAAATAATCAGGATCATTAGAATAAAATACAACTGACATTTTAACTGCTGAATTTCTAAACCTGTAACAATCATAATCAGGCTGTGCTGTATTACCATTGAAAATAACAAACTTATTACCTTTATATTGTGTTGTCACAAATGTTTCACTAACAGGGCTACGTGTCCATAACATGCCTATCCAAGGCTTATTATTTAAGTCTAAAGCCTTATCATTCTCAGTAATATATCTATATAACCTAGTACTAAAATCTAATGTAGGGTCATGAAACTCTTTAGGTAGAAAATAAAAAGGCGTACTATCAAAATTAGTTATATTCTTAATCTTGTTAAAATACGCTTCTTTAAATAATCTATGAAACATTAGCCTAAAACTTTCTCAACTGCTTTTAATTGTTCATTAGTAGCAGTTTCTAATTTAGACTTAATAGATTCAAGATTCTTTTTTTTATTCTCTAAAATTAAATTATCTTGTACATAATTCATTTGTTTATCTATTGCAGTGTTGCCAACGTTAATTTTAATTATTTTAATTAAACTTTCATCTATCATCATTTTAAAACTCCTAAACTAAAGGTATTAATATATTTTGTGTGAGAATATAACCGTCCTTACCCCTGTAAGATTTAAAGTTATCAACTCTATATTCATAATAAGATAAGCCTTGCCATACAACAATTTTCGAGTTAAGAACTAGCCGTTTATTTTTGTCAGTTACAATGTACTTTACAGCATCACTAAAAGGATCAAAAACACTATCCCCAAACTGTCCTAATTGAAAATAATTGAACACAATAAACTTATCTTTTGAATCAGGTACTAAGCCATAAACTCGTTTTCCATCATTATCATAATTACCTTGATATGTTTGTGGTAAGTAAATATCACATCTTAATCCGTGCAATCTTGTTAGTATTGGTAATTTATGAACAAAGATAATTGCATTTTTTTCTAGCAATTTTTCCTGTAATGTAATTTCTTCAATCATGATTAATCACTATACTTGTGGTACTTGTCGCATGATTCAAAATCTAAGCCTTTGACAGTACAAGCTAATTTTGTTACATTACATATTTTGATATTTTCTTTTAAAAGCTTTTCATCATCTAATAATGGACATGAAAACATATCAGAAAAATCATATTTGCATTTATTACAGTAATTATCTTTGTAGTCATCACATTCACAAACAGGGCATACTTCTTTTTCAATATCCATATTATTAGTTTTAACTTCGATCATATAAAGCCTATTTAATACCTTTTTGATTAACGACATGTTCACCTAGTTTTTTTTCAATATCATCAATACGTTTTTTAACACGTCTTAGCTTGTCTTTAGATTCAGCATTAAAAACACTAACATTAGGCATAGTCTTTTTAAATATTATGTCTTTATTCATACAATTACACTGCTTAATCTTGTTTCAATATCTTTTTTCAATTTATCTAACATATCTAATCTATCAGATTTTTCAAGCTTATTAATATTAGTACTTACTTGAACAATAAAGCCGTCTAATTGATCGCTTAAGGCTAATGCTACAACGTTTAAGTTGCCATTTTTATATGTCAAAAACTCAGGTTTAAAATAATGACTTAAATTAATATTAGATGTAACAGATTGATCTAATGAGTTCTCATTTTTCTTTAATCGTTCAAGATTTCTTTTTAACTTATCATTCATAAAATAATCCTTTATTTCATCATTTTTGTATTTTGTAAGTATTTAACGCTATTTGTTATATGCTTGTCTATACCGCAATATTGATTAACGTTGCGGTATGGGTAGCCATTGGGCGGTGGCGGTGTTAGCCTTTTATATGGTCTTGGTTTATTACCAAAAATAGCACCCTGATTAAAATTCCATATCCCAAAAGTAAAGTAATGATCTTTACATGTACATCTAACTTTTACATTAGTATTGTTTGCGTTTGGTGGATTAAACCAATAGTCACCTGTATTATCTGTTACCTTAATATAGCCTTTAACTTCAACTCTTTTAATATCAACACCATAAAAAAATAGATTAACCTTATGATTAACTGGATAACCACTAGAATTTAATTCAGTGACACCCTTTAAAGTTAACTGAAATAAAACAGAATTAGTACCTGCAAAGGGTATTATTTTATCTAACCTAATAGATGGAGAACTAGGAGGATTAATTCTACCTTGTGATACCCTAATACCTGATTGAAATAGTGACTTGATTGTCCACTTAGCCATTTAATAACTCTAAAGCTTTAGATACTTTGTCTAATGATTCGGTTTTATCAATACCAAGTTTCTTTGCTATTTTATTAAATTGATTCTCAATATCCGAATC